CTTTAACAACCTCTGATAAAAATATAGGAATTGGTGCTGAAAGTTTAAGGTATTTAACAACTGGCGAGAATAATATTGCAATTGGTCATCATGCTATAAAAGTTCACACAACTGGTGCTAGAAATATGGCTATCGGTAACCATGCGATGGATGATACTGATGCTGGTTCAAACTCTCTAGGTTCTAATGATAATATGTTCATAGGTTATGATGCAGGTGGAGGAACTTGGGCAGACGTAGCCTCAACTAATAATATTGGTATTGGTAACTATACTATGGATGCTTCTATGAATGGAGCATTAAGAAACATTGCTCTTGGGTGGGCAGCTTTAACTTCTCTAACTCAAGGTGATGATGTTGTAGCATTAGGATTTTCTGCAGGTGCGTCTATAACTACTGGACATACGAGTGTGCTTATAGGTTCTAATACAGGAGATGCTTTAACTACAGGATATGCTAATACTGCAGTAGGATACAACGCTTTAACTACTGAAGATGCAGGACTTGGCTCGGTTGCAGTTGGATATCAAGCATTGCAAAATCAAAATGTTGATGGAGATAGTGGGAATGTTGCAGTCGGTTCTAATGCGGGTAATGCATCAACAACAGCACAACATAACACATATTTAGGATTTAGAGCAGGAGCAACTCACACAACTGGTGCTAGGAATATTGCTATTGGTTCTCAAGCAATGAATGATACAGATGCTGGTAGTAATTCTTTAGACTCTTATGATAATATATTTGTAGGCTATAACTCAGGCGGTGGAACTTGGGGAAATTCTGATAGAACAAGAGGTAATGTTGCTATTGGTAATTATACAATGGATGGGGCATTAGACGATGCTAGATATAATACAGCAGTTGGTCATAATGCTTTAAGTGCTTTAACTAGTGGAGACTCAAATGTTGCAATAGGTAAAGACTCATTTCGTGATTTAAGTAGTGGTTCAGCTAATGTAGCAATCGGACTTAGTGCAGGAATGCAACAAACATCTGGTTCAGGTAGTGTTAATATTGGGTATCTTGCTGGGTATGTAGATTCATCAAGTAATAATGTTATAATTGGTTCGGCGGCTTTTGATGCATCTAATAATTCAAGTTCAGGTAACAATGTTATTATTGGAAATGAAGCATCAAGAGGAATTAATAATGCAAATTCAACTGATAATGTTATCATTGGTCGTGGAGCTGGAACTGGGGGAACTGCTGAGTTTACTGAAAATATTGCGATTGGCTCTTATGCTTTAGATGCTACTGCTGGTAATGCAACTACTGGTATAATAGCAATAGGTCACTCTGCACTTGGTGCTTTGACTTCAGGTTCTGGTAACACAGCAATTGGGTATCAAGTTGGGCAAACACTTTCAACTGGTAATAACAATACTTTTTTAGGGTATCAAACTGGAAAAAGTGTAACTCATTCTAATAATGTAGCAATAGGAACTGTAGCTTTTGATACTGCTAGTTCAGCAGAAGATTCAGTAATAATTGGTTATTCTGCAGGAACAAACATTACTACAGGAGATGGAAATGTAGTACTTGGACACGAGGCATCAAGCACTTTAACAACTGGTTCAAGTAATACAACAATTGGAAAAGGTGCTAATGTAAGTGCTAGTGGAGCAACTGGTCAAATAGCTATTGGTACAAGTGTTGCTTGTACTGGTGACAATACAATAACTGTTGGTATTGGTGCTAATACAGCATCATTGGGATTAGATGGTTCAGATGAAAGTTGGGCAGCAGCTAGTTCAGATGAAAGATTAAAAGAAAATATTGAATCATCTTCTGCTGGATTAAATGTAATAAACGATTTAAGACCAGTTACTTATAATTGGAAAAAAGCTAAAGATGTGCAAAAAGATTTGCCACAATATAAAGACTCAGATGAGCCAGTATTAGGAACTGAATATGGTGAACAACTACACGGATTTATTGCTCAAGAAGTTAAAGAAGTAATAGATAATCACGATGAATTAAAAGATGGTTTTAAAATGTGGAAATTAAAAGATGATGGCACACAAACAGTTGCAAGTGGCAATTTAATTCCAATCTTAGTAAAGGCAGTTCAAGAGTTATCTGCAAGAGTAAAAGAATTAGAATCAAAGTAGATTTTAACTAACAAACAAAGGAGCTAAATAATGGCTAAAAAAGAAAAAGAACAAAAGCCTGTTTTAACTTTCGATGACAAAGAGTACGTAATCGAGGATATGACAGATGAACAAAAAGCATTGCTTAACCACATTAATGACTTACAGAATAAGATGAACTCAATGCAGTTTAACTTAGACCAGTTAAGTGTTGGTAAGGATGCGTTCATAAGTAAACTTCGAGAAGCTCTTGAAGAAAAACCTGAAGCAGAGGAATCTGAAGAGTAGGTTATGATTATAAGGAAGTGTAGTCAAGGTCATCGAATTAGGTTACATCGTAACACGACTCCTAATGCTGTACGTACTAAAACGTATGCTGATGGGACTGTCGAGACTTTGACTTACCCTTCTAGTGGCTATGATTACTTTGTTGAGATTGATGGTGAGGTTGTAAAGCGTTCTGATAGTTTTAAAAATATAGAGGAATACTACGTATCTAAATGTGAAGATAATTGCGAATATAGTCACGGAAGAATAATAGTAGGTAAACATCAAATAATAGGTGGTATTGCTACGTTACAATCTGAGTTTCCTGATGAATCAAATACTAAAGCAGAAATAAAAGCGTGGTACGATATGAGAAGTATTACGTATAGTGATAGCGAAACTAAAGCAGAATTGTTATCAAGAATTGTAGAAAACTTTGGTGCAAAACATATAAAGAAATGACATTAGCAGAAATATATAGCAAACAAAATAATCTTGAAAAAAAAGAAGAACAACCTTCTTCTAAAAAAGAATTGGTTATACATATGCCAGAAGTAGCAATGCTTATTAAACATTTAGATTTATTATATACTAAAATGTTAATGCAAGATGAAAACAAAGAAGTTAGTTGGTTTAATAATGGACAAGGAATTAAACAATCAGAAAGTGTTAATTAAATGAAAAATCCTTTAGCAACATTTTATTCATGGCAAGTTAGTTCAGGAGCATTAGATGGGTGGACATCCTATCATTTAGCAGCTGGATTATTTATAGCAAAAGTAGCACAATGGTTAGGTGCATCAGATTTATGGGCGGTCTTATGGGTACTTATAATAGGTATTGCGTGGGAAATATTTGAAGTGTACGTTGAAGGTACAGAAGAAACATATGGTACAAAACAAAGATGGGCAATTAATACTGCATCAGATATATTTGTTGAAGTAGCAGCTGCTTGGTGGATGGTATTGTGAAAAAAGATTATTCAGACATAATGAAAATAATAATTTTTATGGGATTGTTTTTTTTACTCTTTATATTTATGGCTTGTGATAGTGGATGGTCAATAGCTGGATATGAGGTATGAGTGATGAGAAAACGTACAGGTCAGTCGGTATGGCAAAGATTGATGATAATTTTCGTATCAGTCTTAACATTAAGTGGCTTGGTCAAATTATTGTCGGAGTTAGTATTATTGTCATGGGATACTTACGTATTGAAAACAGAATTGGCGAACTTGAACGAAGAGTTGAACTTGCTGATACCAACATTGAAGACCTTGTAAGTAAGCACATAGAAGAAGAAGATAAAAAAATAACACAAATGCAAGAACAATTAGAATGGTATCAAACAGAATTAAATTTAAACCCTTTAAGTTGGGGAAAGAAAAAAAGGAAAAGAAAGTAATCTTAACTGAAGATGACTTTAATCATAACTATTTTATTAACAGGGAACTACGAAGAGTCCGATGAAAAAAATCCCATATTATTGCATATTTTGTAATAAACCAAAAGGGGAAATATATCTTGGAGTCTGCGAAAAGTGTATTAAACAAGAAAAAGAATAATAATGAACTTCATGGAGATTTACAGCGAAGCGGGTATGATAGGTGTCGTAGGGGCTTTATTAGTGTACTTAGTATACTCAATGAGCAAAAGAGGAAACGAGCAAGCCAACGCAATAGAAGAACTAAAGATAGAAAACAAGGGACAGAGTGAAACACTTGAAAATATGGAAGGTATGGTTATAAAATTAATAGATAGATGGAATAAGTCTGATGAAAAATTAGATAGAAAATTTGATGACTTAACCAAAGAAATAAACGACTTAGATAATCAGGTATCTGAAATCAAAGGAGTTATAAGCAGATTAAACGGAAAACACTAATGAAATTAAATACAAATATATCAATAGAAAACATTATAACAATTATTGCTTTAATTTGTTCTGTAACATTAGCATTTGGATTTATGAAATATGATGTTGATTTATTAAAAGAAGAATTAGAATTAAAAGCAGATAAGAGAGAAGTAATTGCCGATAGGGAACTTATTGCTTATAAACTTGATGTAATTATGCAAGATATTGCAGAAATAAAAGAAACACTAAAGGAGAATAAATAATGGAATGGTTATCGTTAAGTAACGCAGCATATTTGGCTGCTATTTTAATTGGTGGTTACATGAGTGTAGTTGCTGTAAAGTGGAGACCTATCTTAAAAGAATTTAAAGAAGTAGCTGAAAGATATAATGAAGCTATGAAAGATGGTAAACTTAGTGCAAAAGAAAAGCAAGAGATTGCAAAAGAATGTATGGACATCTTATCTGTAGCAATTAGAATGGTATGGGGTAAATAATGCCTTCACAAAAAGCTAAGAAAGAAAAGAAAAAAGAAGAACCTGTAATCGAAGTTGATGAAACAATGATACTTGTTTTAGATAAACTAAGTGAACTAGAAGAAAGACTACAAAAAGTAGAAAGTCGAATGGGATTATAATGGCTCGTAAACAAGGTAATATGCCTGCTAAAAATAAAAAGAACTTTCGGTCCACTAAATCTGGAGCTGGAATGACACGAGCAGGTGTAGCAGCTTATAGACGAATGAACCCAGGTTCTAAGTTAAAGACAGCAGTAACTGGTAAAGTAAAAGCTGGTAGTAAGTCAGCAAAACGAAGAAGTAGTTATTGCAGTAGGTCAGCAGGTCAAATGAAAATGCATAACATTAGTTGTTCAAAAACTCCTGATAAAAGGATTTGTGCAGCTAGAAGAAGATGGAAGTGTTAATATGTCAAAAAAAGATGCGTGTTATTTTAAAGTAAAAGCAAGATACAAAGTATGGCCTTCAGCATATGCTTCAGGAGCATTAAGTAAATGCAG